TTTTGCATATGATTTCAAGATTTTTGCAGACGCGGATCTTACAGTTATTATTAGATCCTCTACCGGTGTTGAAACAGTAAAGACACTTAACACGCATTACATTGTAACTGGTGCTGGAGTATCAAGCGGCGGCACTATTTTATTTAAATTTAACACTGGCAATGCGTCGGACGCTCATCACTCGACAAGTGACTTTAGGCCAGCCTCCGGGGAAACAGTTGTTATACGATCAGAACTAGCAAACACACAGACAATGGATCTAGTGGCTAACGATCCGTTTCCGGCAGAAACCCTGGAAAACAACATGGACAAGCTTGTCCGTATGGTGCAGCAGCATGACGAAGAATTAGGCCGGTCACTCAAGCTATCGCGTACAAATACAATGACCTCGACCGAGTTTACAACGTCAGCAACGGATCGAGCGAGTAAATTAATAGCTTTTGATACAACCGGTGAATTAAGCATCGCACAAGAAATAGGTGAGTTCCAGGGGAATTGGGCGGCAAGCACTGCCTATGTTCAGCGTGATATTGTCAAAGATACGAGCACAAACAATATATTTATAGTCAACGCAGCGCATACCAGTTCCGGTTCACAACCTCTTACAACTAATGCGAACAGCGCTAAGTATGATCTCTTAGTAGATGCGGCAAGTGCCACAACAGCGCAAACAGCGGCGGCCAGTAGTGCAACGGCAGCGGCAAGCAGCGCAACGGCAGCGGCCTCGAGTGCATCGACAGCATCCGGCCACAAGGATACGGCGACGACAAAAGCGTCTGAAGCAGCGTCATCGGCAACGGCAGCAGCTGCGAGTGCAGCAGCAGCAGCGACTAGCGCGGATAACTTTGATGATACATATTATGGCGCAAAGTCAAGTGAGCCATCGACCGATAACGATGGGGATGCGATTTCTACTGGTGATTTGTTTTTCGATACAACTGCCAACGCACTGAAAGTCTATACTGGATCAGCCTGGCAGATAACGACCCAAGCATCGCTAACTGCTATAGCTAGTGATACGTCACCGCAGCTTGGTGGTGATCTCGATGTTGTAACGCATGCTCTTGTATCAACAAGCAATCGTAATATTGCGCTGACACCAAACGGCACTGGAGTTGTGCAAATTGACGGAACAACTGGTGTAGATATTTCGCAAGGTGCTATATCTATCAAGAATGGCGGTGTGCAATCTTATGTACGTTTTTATTGCGAAAGTTCTAATGCACACTACGCACAGCTGACTGCGCCAGCACACGCAGATTTTTCGGGCAACATATCAATAGTTCTGCCAGCAACTGCTGGAACTATAGCACTGACATCACAACTACCAACATCGGGCATATCCAGTGGTAACGTCGCAACATTTACGTCGGGTGTCGCTGACGATGATTTTTTAAGAGTAAATGGTACATCGATTGAGGGTAGGAGTGCATCAGAAGTAGCGAGCGATATTGGTGCAGCAACAACAGACGAAGCAACCGCATTAGCACTGGCACTTTCGTAGTAAAGGAGAAAATACATGCCAAACACATTTAAATCGGTAAGTCACGATGTCATGCCAGCTAGTGCTGGAACACCAGAGGACTTATACACAACACCAGCAAGTACGACTACAGTAGTCATCGGATTGATGGTTGCTAACGTACATACGGCACAAGTAACATTTAGTGTAAAAAAGGTTTCAATTACATCAGGGGGCGGTCGATCAGCTACAAACACAACGACGTTTTTGCAGAAAGATGTGCCGATTGCTGTAGGTGAGAGCAAACAATGCTTGGTCGGTGGCAAACAAGTTCTAGAAACTGGTGATAAAATCCAAGTCGATGCATCGGTCAGCGATAAGGTGAGCGTCACAATGAGCATCATGGAGATTACCTAATGTCAGAATATAGCATAGGAAAACAAGGTGATGGCACTAGCTATGAGCCAGTTATTCGCCAAGTAGAAAACACAATAAATAATTCATTAACAGTAGACGCAAGTAACAACGCTGTATCTCCAGGGCCAATCACCATAGCATCTGGGGTTACTGTTACTGTGTCTGGAACGTGGGTGATAGTCTAATGAGCAAGATAGAAGTAGATGAAATAGTCAATCAAACTGGCGATAATGATAGTGGGATTGATTTAACAACTAATGACCAGATTGGATTTAAGATAGCAAACGCTAGTAAGTGGACTCTTAATTCTTCTGGTAACTTATTTCCAGCATCAACCTCACAAGGCATAGTTTTTGGTGCAACTTCTGATACAGCATCAAATCGACTTGATGACTATGAAGAGGGAACATGGACTCCCGGTCTTACCCTTGGTGGCACTGCGTGTACTGTAACTACTGAGGGTAATTATACCAAAGTTGGAAGAATGGTTACTGTTAATATGTATATTGCAGTTACAAATACTAATAGTGGGAGTGGTACTGCCCATGTAACTAGCTTTCCTTTTGCTGTTGCAGATGGGTTTTCAAACACCTCTGTTGAAGCGAGTGGGTCTGTTTCACTGTGGGATAGTTGGGGAACAGCCATGAGTTTTGTAAGTATTTTTGCTCAGACAAGTCAGCAAGGGGAGCTTCAAGGTATTTCAAGTTCAACTTCATCATCAACTAACCCAGTAACACACACACACATAGATAGTTCATGTGAATTTAGAGCTTCAGTAACATATTTTACGACATAGGTAGGAGATAAAAATGGCAATTACAAAAGAAATAGTACAGGACAAAATAGAAGTTGTTTCAATAGCAGACTTCAAAATGATACAAGTGCGAACAGCAACAGTAATAAAAGAAGACGGTAAAGAAATATCAAGAAGTTATCATCGCCATGTTGTAGCACCAAATAGTGACAGTACAAATGAAAGTGCAGATGTCAAAGCAATGGTAGCACAATTTCACACAGATGCAGTAAAGAAAGCATACGCTGACCATTTAGCAAAACAGGTAAAGTAATATGACCTCAACATTAAAAACCGACAAAATCGAAGGAGTGACCGCAAGCGGTACTGTGCAGATGCCAGCTGGTCATGTGGTGCAAGTTGTTAAAAGTGGAAGTTTTACATCAGACCATATTTATAGTTCAAGCACATCTTTTGCTTCTATGGGTTCTGATTTTGCCCTTGCAATAACACCTAAATTTAATAACTCAGTAATACTTATTCACGCTATGCTAAATCCTTACACTAATAGCAATAATGAGGGAGGCTATTATAATATTTCAAAAGATGGTGGAAGTAACTTTATTGCTGCACATGCCACCAACGGATTTGGAAATGTGCCATCAAGTCCTAGTACATCACAAGGGCATTATAGTCACTTTAATATTAATACTTCTGACACAGTATCAAGTACATCAACAATAACGTATCAAATATACTATAGGTCAAGTTCTAGTAGTTACAATTTTTATGGCAATCACAATAATAGGTCAAATCATATTACACTAATGGAGATAGCCCAATGAGTACACTCAAAGTCGATACAATTCAGGGCAAGACAACGGCTGGAACTGTGGCTATGCCAGCTGGTCATGTCGTGCAATTTTTAACCAGTGAAGACCATAACGGAACAACAGTTACACAAAATCAAGCTACAGGGTTTGTAGATGTAACAGGATTTTCGCAAGCAATAACACCAAAGTTTTCAACATCTAAAATATTCGTACACCTCAAATTTAACGCATCAAATATTACAGCGGGTTTAGGAATGGATGCAAGATTGATGCGTGATAGTACTGAAGTAAAACACCTTACAAATTGGGCGCATCGAGCAAGTGAAGATGGAAATATTAGTGGTACAGGAAATATTGAAACTCATGTTATTGAGTTTGTTGATACTCCTTCATCTACTTCGGCTATTACATACAAAATACAACTTGCACTTAGGTCATCAAACGCGGGTACTTTTACAGTCAATGACAGTGGAAATTCAACGTCTGGAAAAGCTGTTGGGGGTACTATGTATACACTGATAGAGATAGCACAATAGGAGAAAACAATGACAACAATATCGACAGCATTAACAAGTTTAGGAGTAACAGAGTGGGTACTCAGAGGAGAGCCTACAAGTGAAGCAGAGTTCAACGCTATGTTTCGAAAAGTTACTGGAGCTGACAGTAATAATTCTGCTATTGAAAGCTCAGACCCAAAGGACTTTGGTACTACATGGAAAGCTGTATCTGATAAAAAGACAGAGCTTGTTAATGCAGAGCCAATGCGATTGCTGAGAGTTGAACGAGATAGATTGCTCGCTGAAACCGATTGGATGGGTAACAGCGATGTTACTATGTCATCTGCCTGGAAAACCTACAGAAAAAATCTAAGAGATTTGCCAGCAAGTGCGAAACCAAAGCTATCAGCCGATGGGTCGCTTGATATGTCCTCTGTTACCTGGCCTACAAAGCCAAGCTAAAATGACAAAAGCATTAGAGCGAATAGTTAAGCTTGAAACTGAAAATCATATTCAGTTTAAAGAAATCTTTTACAGATTAAAACGGCTGGAGATGGTGCTGGTCGGTGGCATGGGTGCTGTTATGACAATGCTCATTACAGTTTTATTTCAAATACATTAAATTAACCGGGGGAGCTATGCTTGGGTTTGGGGTCGGCGAGGCAATCGCTGCGGCTAGCGCTATTAAAGCTGCCGTGGATGCTATCAAGTCGGGAATTAATACAGCTAAAGATGTAAGAGATATCGCCGGTCAAATAGATCAGCTGTTAGATGGCAAGGCGCGTTTAGACAGAGCAAAAAACAAACGTGTTGCTCCTGGTCAGTTTTCTCTTTCAAGTATTGCTACACAAACAATAGATGCAAAGCTAGCTGAAGAATCGCTCCAAGAGGTAAAGACTCTTGTTGACCTCAGATTTGGACATGGAGTTTTTCAAGGCATATTAGATGAACGAAAGAAACGCATCAAAGAATATAATGAGGCGGAGCGTAAACGACTAGCAGCAAAAGCAAAGCGTCGCAAAGAATTAATAAATGATCTTAAAATTTTTGCTTACATTATCGGCGGCAGCATTGTCGTTGTTGTGGCTATCATTATCTATATTACCTATTCAAACTAAGGGAGCGCACGATGATCGCATACATTATGACCTGGTTAAAAGGGTTCGGAAAACCGGAGCCGGTAGAAGTCTTAACGAATATTACTGCGTCTACATCAACCAAAAAGAGGGGCAGACCAAAGCTATCAAAGTCGGCAGCTGGCAAGACTGTCCAGCGAAAGAAAAGTAAATGACTCCGGAAAACCTGGATCGCTGGAAGGTGATTCCCAGGTTAATGCTTTTAATTATGACATGTGTCTACATTCGCTGCATTGAGTACGGCTTGAGTCTTGGTGCAGATATGACAACTCAACAAGCAAGTCTAATATCGGTTGTCACCGGGGCCATGACTGGATCGCTGGCCGTGTTCCTTAACGCAGAATCAAAGAGCAAAGATGAGTAAAAAACTTTATGACAAGCTGACAAAGCGGCAGCAAAAAACAATGCAGAAACACTCTAAGCATCACACGAAAAAGCATATGCAAGCGATGACTAAAAGCATGGCGAATGATTCAATGACGTTCAGCCAGGCACACAAGGCAGCAATGAAAAAGGTCGGAGCATGATAGGCAGCATTGTAACCGCAGTGTCGGGTCTAGCATCTAGCTGGATCGAGGGTAAGACAGCTATACAAAAAGCAAACGCGCAGATCAAAATGAAAGAGGCAACCGGCGAGATCGATTGGGATCTTGCAGCAATGCGCGCCTCGCAAAGCAGCTGGAAAGACGAGTGGCTTACCTTACTTTTTAGCATCCCTCTAGTGCTTAGTTTTTGCGGTGAATGGGGCAGACAAATTGTTAAGGATGGGTTCGTTGCACTTAGCGAAATGCCGGAGTGGTATCAGCTGACAATCGGTGTAATTGTTAGCGCCAGCTTTGCCACCAGATCTGCGTCTAAATTTATCAACATGAGGAAGAAGAAATGAAAAAGAATTTTGAAAGCTGCATGGTGATGCTGCTCGAGAACGAGGGCGGCTACCAGGACGACGATCGGGATCCCGGCAATCACGGCGATGGCTACGGAAATCCAGGCTCAACTAACTGGGGAGTGACAGCGAAAGTTTACGCGCAGTTTAGCGGTCAACCAGCAACCAGAGAGATTATGAAAGCGCTGAAAAAAGAGGACGTGTATCCGGTCTACAAAGAGTTGTATTGGGATCGCATCAAGGGTGACGAGCTACCAAGTGGAGTCGATTGGACGACGTTTGATTTCTGTGTAAATAGCGGTGTGTCCAGGGCAGCAAAAGCGCTGCAAGGAATTGTATCCGCAACCAAAGATGGAGCGATTGGGCCTAAGACAGTGGCAGCTGTTGAGCAGAAAGATTCTAAACAAATCATCGATGAGATGCACGATCTGCGGCAAGATTTCCTGGAGGGTTTATCGACGTT